GGGTATTGCGAATCGAGGATATCTTCCATCGCGATAGAATCACTCGCCGCGTAGATGAGAGCCTTAAAGGTCTGTGAGGTGCGGTCGAATCCTCCGATAGTCGCACGACTTGCGCCGGCGGCTCTCTCAAGATCAAGACCCGCGCCCGCGCCCATGAAGTTACGTGACTCTTCAAGTAAGAGTGTGCCGCTTCTCTCAGGAATCTTGATAGACTCCATGACCTTATCAGCGATGAGGACGTCATCACTAGGGACGGCTTCGACGACGAGGCTTGATAGAATCTCGTCTACTGGATGTAGATTACTGTATGAACTAGCCATGATTAAACCTCTCTATATTAAGCGAGTGCGATGCTCGGACCGAAGAAAAACGCCGAGAACTGCTCGCCCGCGCCGGCGGTCGCAGTTTGATTGATGTTAGGTAAGACGCGAGCGATCGGGTAGTTACCTGTTCCACTTGCCGCGACGACTTCGCCGTCAGTTGCAGCCATAAGAAGAGGAGTGGTAACGAAGGTCAAAGCGGCGCCCGCCTTAACTCGGGTGATACCGTAAACGAGAACGTCGACGACGTCGCCCGCCGCGACTGAACGTTGAGCGACTCCGACGATACCATCATCATCGCCACCGCTCGGGAGTGTGACTTTACCGTTTGCGTCAATCGCGACGATCTCGAACTCGTCGATCGCAACCGCCGCAACAAATGATTTTAGATTATCAGTGTTAGACATGGTTTATGCTCCGTATGCCTGAGAGTAGTAATCGGGGTTTTCAGTTCGGAAGGTCTCAAGCGCTTCGCTAAAAGTTACGCCTCGCTCGGTTGCGATCTTCTGTACTTCTTGTTTAAGTGTGGTCTTAGAGATCTCTTGACCGCTTGCACCATGACCGATGGTCGCTAGATTGACCGCGCCGTTTGCGGGTCTCTCGCTGAACATCTGCCAGAACTCGGGCTGGAGCTCACGAAGCTCATATGCAGAGCCGACGACCTTGATCTCTTCGGGAGTAATTCGACCGTCGCGAAGTAGGACGTTAACCGCCTCACGCTTCTCGATCTCACGCTTCTCGCTCTCGATCTTCTCAAGTCGCTCGCTTAAGCGTGCGTTACTCTCACGAAGGGCGACGACCTCAGACAAGAGAGTCGACTCGGTCAACTGCTCACTCATCTTCATCATCTTTTTTTCGTCTTCGTCTTTAGACTCTGCGAGCTTCTCTTCGTCCTTAGACTCTGCGAGCTTCTCTTCATCCTTAGACTCTGCGAGCTTCTCTTCGTCCTTAGACTCAGCGAGCTTAGTCTCGTCTTCGTCGCTTTGAGCGCTCATCATTGAAGCCTCGGCTTCGTCTTTCATGTCAGCGATTTGCGCCTCAAGTTCTTTGACGAGCGAATCCTTAGCCGCAAGGGCTTTCTTTAACTCGTCAAGGCTCATCTCATCGATGTTCATATTGACCCTTTCGTTAAGTAATACACGATCGATTTTGTTGTTAGATTGTGCGGGGCGGGGGGTGAGTGTTACGGCTAAGAGTTGAGCGTCGCCGATCTTCTCGCCGCCGTCGCGGCTAAATACCTCGCCTGTAATAAACTCGGGTGAAGACCAAAGAACGCCGCCGGCGCTCGTTACGACTTCGAGCCCACGCTCGTTATATGCGGGTATTGCGTAGAGACCATCATCTCGAAGCTCAAGACCGATGATCAAGCCGAGAGCATTACCACTCTCAGGCGGTGCGGGCGTGCCACCGCTAAACGGGCTTGTTGCGTGTTGCCAGTCAATGACGACGGGGTCATGCTCACGACGCTCATTATATACTCTGACGATCTCGGCGAGTAAGTTTTGATCGATCTCTTGACCGATGTTCTCGCCGTTCATTCGTGAGGTGACTTGCCCGAGTGCTAAAGTTTTGAAAGGGCGACCGACGATCAAGCCGTCGTCGCGCTCATCATCATCGCGAGTAAGCTCTAACTCGCCCGCTTCGCTATATGCTCTAAGAGTATTCATCTTTTCATCTGCTCGCTTCATTTGGTTAACGATCTTTTTAGCCCACCGATAACCAGGGTCGCCGCCCCATGCACCCCAAGCGATACGACCCTTAGACCAGTCGTCCCACTTCGGCGACTGTTTATCGATCTCATGACGGGTAAAGTATGCAAGCATACGCTTTGCGGTCTCGGGTGATACAGTGCGACCGTTTGCAAGGTCACGAGCTCGGGCGACGCCGACCGCCGTTAGACCTTTTTGACTTGGAGGTTTAGAGGCTCGAACTTCAAGCGCCCTCGCCGCCGCTTCTTGAACGTCTTTAGGCGGGGTGAAGTCAATATGATCGTATTTCTTAGGCGCTAGTTCGGTTCGCTTATCGGCTTCGCTTCTTTGAGGGTGACCTTTAGGTAATAGATCAAGATCCGTCGTATAGCTCTTCTTTCGCTCACCTGTACCGACGAGCTTTAAGAATGTACGAACGCGGGCGAGAGCCCATTGATTACGAGTCATTCCTGGTCGATGAGAGACAGAGAAAGCGCCCGCACCTCTTCTAAACACTGCTTTAAGCGTGCCGAGATCAACCTTCTTAGACTTCGCTTTATATCGATCATTATGTTTGTCGCGCATATTCTCAAGCGCCTTGACCGATGAGTCGCTTATCTCAATACCCCCGCGTGATCCCGACGCCGAGCCCTTCGGGTTAACCTTCGACCCCTCGACTTGATCTTTTTTCGGCGCTGGTGTTTGCGCTTGAGTTCTACGCTTAACCATGTCGACGCCTTGCGATAAGCTGTTCAGCAAGTGAGGCGATCGCACCGCCGCCGCCCTTGCTCGCCTGTAAGGTTCTCTCCATCGCTGACCGCTGCGCGTCTTCGGGTAGATCACCCGCGCCGAGTCGATCTCGAATCGCTCTCTCTAGTTCATCATCGGGAGTCAAAAGACCGGCGGTCACTAGAGTCGGTAAAGAGTTTATTGATTCGGCGAGATCGTCAGTATCAAGACCTGTGTGTGTGAGCTTAGGTAGCTTCGAGGGGTCAACCGAGCCGAAGTTCCATCGAATCAGTCGACCGACTGTACCCGCCCCGCGACGATCGACGCCGTTGATCTGACTTGCGATGATATCACATAGATTAATCGCGGCTCGTCTAAAGACGCTTAGATGTATCTCACCTACTGACCGAGCGCCCGTTTCAGTGTTACCGAGGTCGGCGAACTGAGCTAAGAAAGCGGCGCTTATTTGTGCGTCGCATTTAGTGATAACTTCGAGCGGGGCGGCGGTGAAATTCGATTGAGCCGAGTACGCCTCGAAGCTGACCGCGCCCGTTTGTACTAAGTAACTTTGCTCGGTAGAGATAAACGCTTGAGCTTGCGCTTCGGCGTCATCGATCATCGCGTCAATGTCGCCATCGGTCAAGCCGAGTGATTCAGCTTGAGAGCGATCGACCTTAACGACTGGCGTCGGGATAGCCCACCGATCAACGCCGATACACATTAGATTACTTACCCGTTGTTTAGTACGCCACCACCACCAAACCGGGCGAAGCATGCCGACGCCCTCGAAGTTTGACCCCGTCCTGTTAAGGGTCAAGAGTAATAGCTTGTTAGCGGGTATCGGTTCAGGTGTGTGAGTAATGCCGACGGTGTTTTGTAGTACGCCATCGAGATTCTGATTATCTCGGCTTAACCATCGATTATGCGCTGACGGTTCGCGGTCAGCATAATGATCTAACCATATTCGGGCGCGACCTCGGGTATCAGTGCCGACCCTGTAAACCTCTTCGGCGTATCGATAGCCGACGGGGATAAACTCAAGTAAGTAAGCGAGTTGATCTTCAAAAGACGAAGTCATCTGACCGGCGTAACCATCGAAGCCGAACGCCTCATTCATGAAGGCGGCGAGCTCATTAGCGACGGGGTCATTTTCAACACCTGGCTCGAATCGCCAAGACGCCGAAAGAAGAGTCTGTTTAAGCATATGCCAAGACCGACGGACGATCGGGTCGGTTCTTAACATCTCTTCGGCTTCGCTTACCCAATTAAGACCGGTCAAAGATGCGTTACGCTCTTTACCTGAGATGACACCGCCGCTTAACTGAGTGCCTGTAATACCCCTCGTTTTGAAGCGCGGGTATTTAGCCTTCATATGGCTTAGATCGCGATTATCTTCTCTATTGCTAGACATAGCGCCCCGATACTGAAAACTTGAGCAGTAGACCTATTATAAGCGCCGTTTAAGGTTTTGGCAATAATACGTATATTTTGTTCAGTATATGAGGTAGATTCTTATCGGTCGCGGTGAAGTGATACAAAGCAATCGAACAAACTTTTAACCACTTAATACCGCCGCGACCCTCATTTTATTATTGAAACCATCGATTCGACAGACTATAGCTCTATAACACTTTCTGACGATGACCGCTTGCTTGGTAGGCGTGGGTCATTGTCGGGTGAAGACCCTTATTGATGAGTGATAAAAATAGGCTGCCACCTACACCCATCAATAGGGGTTCGTCTATTTTAAGGCGGTCGCCATCGTGACGGGGTAAAGCTCAATCAAGATCGTTTCGATTGCCTCGGCTATCTCTCTCGTTTCGGGTTGTGCGTGCGAGTCGAGACGAAGCCTTAAGAACTTACACCAGTTCATAAGATTACCCGTCATATAGAACTCTGTATAAGTCGACTGAGGCAAGACCGCCCGCGCTTGCTCTCTTGATACGCCGACGTTGATTAAGACCTGGTAAACTTCAGCGATTGAATCTATCAACTCACTGATCAAGCGCTTCGCGTCGCCGCCGACCTTCGGTTCAAGTAGACCGTCAGAGCATTGAAGATTAGACGAGCTTTGAGATCTAATCTCGGCGGGCTTCCAAAACTTAAGGCGCTCTGAGGTATAGCGGCGGCTTACCTCGTTATAGCTAAAGGTGCGGTGTCTCATAATCTGAGAGCGCACGAAGAGCGGGCAAGTGATACGGAAGGTCACGACCATGTGTTCAAAGGGCGATGTATGCTTATGATCGATCAAGAACTTAATTAGTCGTTTATCTTTGTCGACGAGCTCCGCCTCGGTGTCATCTCTCATGAATGAGACTCGGGCGGCGTCTACCGCTCTCTTGTCGTCACCCATATGATCGATCAACTCAACTGAGCCGACCCCGTCGCTATAACATTCAATGATCATGAATCGCCTTTCGCTTACTGTTATATTCTCTCTGTTTTATGAGTCGCGCTTCTCTCTGTTCGGGCGTCTCCGCTTCGCGTCTTTTGCGGTCATACTCTCTATGATACTTGCGTCGCGCTTCTCTCTGCTCGGGGCTCTCGGCTTCTCTTCTGATTCGATACATCAGGCGACCATAAGCGAGGCGCTCTTCTCTCTCTATCGGTGTCTCTGCTTCGTATCGGCGGCGGCGTCTCTCTCGCTCTTTAGCGATTCGCGCTTCTCTCTGCTCGGCGGTCTCGGCTTCTCTTTTGATTCGATGCATCAGGCGACCATAGGCGAGGCGCTCTTCTCTCTCTATCGGTGTCTCGGCTTCGTATCGGCGGCGATTATACTCTCTCATGTATGCGTTACGATCCATTAGCTTGACCGCCCTTCGCCTCTTTGGCTTCTTGTCGGCGCTTTCGCTTATATTCTCGTTTTTTAGCGAGTCGCGCTTCTCTCTGTTCGGGCGTCTCCGCTTCGCGTCTTTTGCGGTCATACTCTCTATGATACTTGCGTCGCGCTTCTCTCTGCTCTGGTGTCTCGTTCATATGTTCTACCTTGTTCTACCAT